ATACACCATGGGTCGTATCGGTGAGCAGGTAGCAGAGTTTGATATTTATACAAGCTCAGCCAATCCTCTTATTGCTGGTGGGGCGGCTGTGGATACTACAGTAACAGGGGATCAGTCTTTTAAGCCTGAAGCTGGTACAGTGGCAGATTCTGCAGCTGGAACAGTGACCAATGTTGACTACAGAAATGCGACTATCCCGGTCGCTGCTTCTGCAAGCTACAATGTTGGGGATAAGGTAACAATCACAAATCCACTAGGCACTGTAAAGTCTATTGGACTTGACACCAAGCAGAGTACAGGCCAGGCAATGACCTTTACTATCAAGGCCAAGCCAACAGGTACAAGCCTGATTATATCACCAAAGCCTATTGCAGCCGATGACAGTGCTCTTTCTGATCTCGAAAAAGCTTCAGCTAACATTGACACTATCATTCTTGATACTGCCACTGTTAACCGGGTTAACACTGACACCTCAGTGCAGACTAATATATTCTGGGATAAGTCAGCAGTTGAGATCGTTGGCGGTACTCTTCCTGCTGATAAGTTTAAGGAATTTGGTGGAATGAAGCAGCTTTCAGAGACCCTGAGCAACGGGCTTACCCTGTATTGCTTCTGGGATGGTAATATTGAGACTCTTACCTTTGATTACAGGTGTTTCCTGTGGTACGGGGTGAACATTGCTAATCCATCTAATTGTGGTGTTATGACTACATATTAGGCTTGATATTGGGTGGGGTTAACGCCTCACCCTCTTAAGGAGAAAAGTTATGAGTGGTAAGAAATGCACAACAGTCGTCACCACTAACGAGCAGGTTAATGATATTATCACGCTGGTGAATGATATCAGATCCTCTCTGAAAGGTGATTACAATGTATCTGCCCCAGGTTTGGCGATAGGATCAACCAAAAGCGCAGTAGCAAATGCGGCCTTTGATTATCAGATTGCAGGTGTAAGATACAGCAAGGCAGCAATTGCAGCCGGGACCGCCCCTGGAAACGATGTAATCCCAGAGGACACTTTTGGTGCAGTTGCTTTTGATATTGACGCAGCAGGTACTATCACCGTTGTTGAGGCAGCAGACAATGCGACAGGATATACCACGGCAGCTCTTGCAATTGCAGGGGTAGCAGATGTGGCTACAGGTAAAGCAAGGATGGGATATGTCACTGCTTCAGGGTCTGAGGCCGATTTTACATTCGGCACGACTCTCCTTGATGCAGCTGACACCACAGTGGCTTATACTGATGCCGATACAGCTTTTGAGGCCATAGGTTCAGCAGTAACCCTGCTTGATGGTCAATCATAATAACTTGAGGGGTTTCGGCCCCTCTTTTTATGAGGTGTAAGATGGTAATTATATACAGGAAAGGCAACACCCACCAGATCAGGGGAATAGAGTGTGAAAAAAGTATGGTGGATGCTCTTGAGCTTGATCAGTATTTATCAGATGGTTGGGTAGTTCGGCCTGAAGATCTAATAAAATACGAAGAGCCAGAAGAGACCAACGATACCCCAGAGGATGAAGAGCAGGTTGAGCTTGAAGAGCCTAAGAAGATCACAAAAGAAGAGATCGACACAAACGGATCTGGCAAGCTCAGTAACAAAGAGATAAGAGCAGCAGCCATGAGGATTGGCATAGAAGACTGGAGCAAGGCCAGGATATCCACATTAAAGGAAAAGCTGGGAATATAAGGGGATAAAATGTCTGTACTCTTGAAGGTTGACATAATAAACAGGGCATACTCAATTATGAGAATATCAGGCATCACGTCGATCCCTGTACCTGAAGAATTGGAACTGGCCCTTGATACTCTTGAGTCACTGGCAAATGAACTTGAAGAGCGCAACGTTTGTACAGGATATAACTTGCAGGATGATCCTGACCCTAATGAAGCGGTCATGATAAGTAAGGGATTGTCTTACTCTATGGCAAGTGTACTGGCAAACAGGCTATTATCTGATTTTGGCAAAGATATAACCCCAAGTTTAATGAAGCAAGAAAAAGCAGCCTGGAGCCTGTTATATTCCAGCACAGTCAAATACAGGCAGACTCAGTACCCTAAGCGTATGCCTATTGGGATGGCTAACACTCTGAGGTATAGAAACAGGTGGTTTAGGTTCTATCAGCCTATTGCCCAGGCTCCTCTCGATTGTGATACCAAAAAAATGGTTATAGGTGATACGAATGACTTTGCTGAGCACTTTGATTCCTACCTGAGAGACACAGAAGATATTGCATCGTATACCATTGACTCAGACCCAGGATTGCAGATTGATTCCCATGAGCTGAGCAGCAGTCTTGCAGATGTGGATTATACAATTACAGCGGTGAGCTCTTCAGGAACTAACTATACCAATGCTCTACAGCAGGTTGTCATTATAGCCACAACCACAGAAGGTCGGGTTGAGACAAGGCTGATTAACTTTAGGCTTGCAGAGGTTAATATCTCATGACCGCAGTGACCCTTATTAAAGGAGATAAGGTAGCTAACGGACCTGAAACGGATTACCGTGACGCTCTGCCCGTCAATTTTTATGCTGTTGAAAAGCAGATCTTAGGAGCCCAGGGTTATCTGTTGAACTACCCAGGATTAACCCAGATCGGCACAGGGTCAGGTATTGATAGGGGTGGTATCTACAATGAGAGGTTTAAGGACCAATACAGGGTATCAGGTAATAAGTTTATATCTGTGAGCTCATCAGGGGATACTGTAGAGCTTGGGACTGTATCAGGATCAGAGCAGGTCACTTTGGAAGGGTTCTACAGCTTTAATACTCAGGGCCTTATCGCAGATGGTAAGTTTTTCCTTTATGACTCCACAAACGGATTCAGGCAGGTTACAGACTCAGACACTGGAAGCCCTATAGATGGTGTGTGGATAAATAACTACTATTTCATGACAGATGGGGAGTATCTTTTCCATACCGAGATAACAGATGAAAGCTCTATTGATCCTCTTGACTTTGCCACAGCAGAATTCATGCCTGATCCATCTTTGGGACTGAGCAAGACCCAGGATAATAAGGTTATGGTATGGGGTAGGTATACCCTGGAGTATTTTGTTGACGTGGCAAATGATAATTTTGCATTCACCAGGGTAGAAACAAGAGCTCAGAAAATAGGGATCGTGGCAACCCATGCCAAATGTGAATCTAAGGGTGTGTGGTACATCACAGGGGGCAGGAAAGAGGAGGCGGTTGGAGTCCATGCCGTAACTCTTGGAAGCTCAACAAAGATCAGCACCAGAGAGATAGACAAGATCCTGAAGCAGTACACAGAGCCAGAACTGTCAGATATGCGTATGGAGTGCAGGCAAGAGGATGATGTTACCTTTCTCTTGGTTCACCTACCTAATGAGACCCTGTGCTTTAATGAGAATGTTGCAGGTTCAATCGGCCCAGATTACGCATGGACCATACTGAAGACTGATATAAAGGGTAATCTACCATACAGGGGCATAAATGGGGTGAATGATGCCAGGACATCAAAGTGGGTGTATGGAGACAAGAGAGACAGCAAGATAGGCAGGCTGAACAACGATATATGCACACACTATGGGGATATAGTAGAGTGGTTACTGTATACCCCTCTATTGAACTTAGATGGCATGTCAGTTGATCAGATAGAGATAGCCACCATCCCAGGCTTTACAGCAGCAAAGAATGCAAGGGTGGCAGTGTCGCAGACTGGAGACGGTAACCACTATGGCACAGAGGTGTGGTGCGATTATGGAGAGCCCAAGGACTACGGGAAGAGGTTTTATAAGAGAAGGTTGGGGTATGTTCGTGATTATGTGGGGTACAAGTTTAGAGGGGTTTCAGAATCAAGGATGGCTTTTGCTATAATGGATATAATTTATGCCTGATCCAAAGATTGCACAGAGATTAAGGGGCCTTGTATTAAGCGCAAAAGAGCTTGTGCAGCTTAATCCTGACTGGAAGCCTGCTATGGTTGAGGATTACCTGAATATCCTTGACAGCATAATCTTATTGGCTCAAGAGCTGGATGATATAATAGACCAAACCCAGGGCGTTACCAGGGTGACGAATGATTATACCATAGCTTACGAGGACGGGACTATATTTGCTGATACTACATCCAATGATATCACCTTGGACTTGCCAGCAGGTCAGAATGGTGAGGTTCACATGATAGTCCATTCGGCCAAGACAGGTAACAAGGTGTATTTGGTCCCAAACGGCACAGAAGAGATCTATGGAGAGAATGCAACGGTAACCCTGTACAATAGAGAAGTCCTTGATCTACAGTTTCAGACTGAAGAGGGGTGGCATTAATGAGCAATATTAGGTATAAAACTCTAATAACTACAGACCCTTATGGCGAGGAGGTCATACAGACCGCAAACCAGAGGGGCGATATACAATGTCTGACCACTGATGAGTATAAAATACAGACAGCAGAGTCTTTCAGGGTTGAGACCTTTAATTGCATTGATGCAGACGAGTATATAGATTATCTGGTAATAACCCCATCAGTACCACAGCAGATACACCTTAAGGTCAAGATCTTTTCCACGGCTGAAACTTTGTATCAGGTCTTTCTGGAACCTACTACAACAGATAACGGGACCAATTTACCAGGGCGTAGTAAAAACCCGCACTACCAGTTTATTAATGTTGCGGATGATCCCACATATCTAGTCTATCAAGATCCTACTTATTCAGACACAGGGCCTAATATACGGTCTGAGAAGTGGGGTTATGGATCTAAAGTGGGCGGGTCATCTGATCCTATTGATTTTACTATCCAGAGCCCAGAACAGAGGCTTTTATTAAGAACCACAAGCCGGATGAATGGTAATTGTATAGGATTAGAGATATCTTGGAAAGAATATAACCAACCAGATCCAACGGTATAGGGGATATAATGGCAAGCACAAACGTATATAAGGTTTACCAGGATGACGACTTTACCGCAGCAGATAGTCCGGTCGAGTTGGATATTAGTACAGACCTTGAGGCCATATCAGGTAATGGTGAAAAGCAGTATGCAAACTCTCTAGGGGTAACCAATACCGGAAAAT